GGCACCTTAGCCATGGGTGGGGTCTACTCCCCTGTCCCCTACCACTCGCCATCGGGAATCGACATTTTCTTTTCGACCCTTACGGTGTCTTTGGGCATCCTGTTGCCCCTCTTTTGATTGCATATATAATGAGCCGCACGAAGATTATTCCAATCCTCGGCACACTCCCTCGGTGTTTCGTAACCGCCCTCTTTATATCTTGAAACAGGAATTATTTCATCAATGACGAAACTTAATGGGTGGTCGCTGTTGCTTGGTTCATCGTAATGAATCTCTCCGAGCCTTCCACCACATATCCCACACGGTGCCCCCATGGCTCTAAACCGTGCTTGGTGTTTTCTACGGAGTGCCCCATTACGGTTGCGTGGGTTATATTTACTAGCCATGGTTTCTTCTCCACTACCCCCTCGGTTATTTTCACAAACCAAAAGAGCGACCTACGCTTTGTAAGCCGCTCTTCCGTTATGAGGTTTGGGTCTTTATGGCATGAACAGAGGGTACTAAATGGTTTTCACTCAATTTTCACAGTACCATTGTAAATTAAAATTGGTAACATTATGTAACATTCATAAACTTTTTTTCGAAATCTTTTAATGCCCTTCCGTGCATCGTGATCGCCGCCCTCTCATTCGATAACCCCATCTTGTAAGCTATCGTTATCCATGATGTCTGCTTGGTGGGGTTTGTCTTGTTCTCGGTGAGGTATCGCCATGCTAATAACTCGGCATACCTCGGGTTGTCCATCTGGTCTACCTTGCCGGATATCTCTTCAAGTTTCTTATGGAGTTCGGTTACCTGACTTTCATATTCCTTGCTCCAATCACATAACTCTGCGAGAGTGTCCCCGACTTTATCCGTTACGCTTGCCTTACTTGCTCCTGTATCGTCCAACTGTAACGGATGATACCCTAACTTTGTCCGAAGTTCTTCACATCTTAACCTTATGTGGTATATCTGTCTGCGAATCATAACAGCTTGCATCAAGTAATCTTTTCCGTTCATACGTCCCCCTTTAACTTAACGTATCCAAGGTCTATGATTTTCTTTGCTCTCTCAACAGGCATTGAGATTATTTCGCCTACATTGCAATCACAATCTAACGATATGTCGTGGTACTTCTGGATGACCTGTACTTCCCACATTGTCCTTTTCTTTTGCTTCTGGTTAAATATCCTCGCCCATTGTTTCTTGATGTTCTCATTGTCGTAACTGTAAATAAATTGCGGTATATCCAACAGCTTTGTGACATCGAAGTTCATGTCATACGGCACTACATAACCGTTCTCTCCGTCTACGATTCCCATTTCTTCGCCCGATGGGAACGGTGTAACTATAACCGCTGTCCTATTGGTCAGGGCTTCGAGTAATGAGTAAGACCAACATTCGGAGTCGGATAGCTGAACGAGATAGTCAGCCGCCGCTATGTATGGTTGGATATCCATTTCTATACCCATGTTGACCATCCCCCTAGGTGGGTTCGGTATCTGACCCTCTGAAAAGTTGAACCACACAAAAGGTATGTGGGCTTCGTTTAGCATCTCTGCTAACCTTCTCATTCGCTTTTCATTGTCACCTTTATCGGGGGCGGGTATTCTTGTCGCTGATACCAGGATCAATGCTCTTTCGCTCTCGGTGAATATCGGATTATGAATGACTATTCCGTCCGTAGCTTCATCCCCAAAACTTTCTTTGCCTGTTTGTGAGACATTGACTATATAATCCGTGTTCTGTTTGATATGCCATTGAGGGTTAGTTCTACACGCATGAACCATCTGAACGCTCTGCCGGTAATCAATATTACTTGGCACTCGGTCGAGGATTCTTAACACGATTAAGGTGTCACATATGTATCTGTCAACGACCGTGTAAGGTACGACCTTTATAAATTCCTCATACCTTTTTCTTTGATTGTCGGGGCAATGATTAACCACTAGGGTTATCTCATAGCCTTTCATCAGCCTTACAAAGTGATATATAAATGTCTCTATCCCCCCGATGGTGTGAAGCTGATTGATATAGAGCATAACTTTTGACTTTATCGGTAATGGAATAATCTCCAAGGGATAGTTATAACCCTTTGCAAAATGTGTCCACATCCTTTGCGGTTTGTAAATCTGACACCATCTTTTTAGTTCCGGCACATCATTTTGATCTGTCAGTAGGATGACCTCGTTCGTTTCATCGTCCTTTTTTATCTGCTCGATGTATTCCGAACCTTTTTCCATGTGAGGGACGTAATATATAACCCTTTTGGTGTTCTTCAATCCCATCTTGAACGACTTAACGTTGGAGCCTTCCACTTCATCACGGTAGAAGTAAAGATAATCTTTGATAACTGAAACATCCACAGGCTCGGTGAGATATCCCATTCTCCTAGAGAAATCTTCATCCTCGGCGGCATCCTTTTTCTCGTTGAACCTTGTGTCTCCGATGTATGTTCTCTTAAAGGTTCTTAACACCACCCCAGGGAACATCGAACGATTTGAGATACGAAAGTTAAAGCGATCCGTGTTGAGTGACTTCCAAGAGAACTCTATGAGGTCTTTTTCTTCTTCCGTAGCGGTCAAAATCTTCTCGATGAAGTCCTCTGACACCATGTCATCAGAATCGATGAATTGGATGTACTCTCCTATGCTTGAATTTATGCCCAAATTCCTCGCTTTGGATTGCCCTTGGTTATTTGTCCTAATGACCGTCAACCATTCGTATTTGGGTACAAATTCTTTGTCAGAGCCATCATCTATTAATATGACTTCCACCTCATCCGTGATTTGGTTATCCAAAACCTTTAAAAGTTCGTTGGTATAGTCCTCGGTGTTGTAATATGGGATGATGATTGAAAGTTTCATACTCCAAACACCTTCCTTTCGAACTCTAGGGCTTCGATATCATCGTCTATGTCGCATGTATAGTCATTAATAGCGTGATAGTTGGTGTAGTCGATAACATCCAATGTGCCGCCCTTGATGACTTGCCACAGTTCCCACGAAACAGCTTCACGATGGAATCTACCTTCGAGGTCGTATTTATGACATTCCTCGATCTTCTGGAAAAACAACTCCGTGTCCTGTACCTTGAAAGCGAACGGTTCAGCCCATCTCTTCATGTACTTATCATGGAACGGTGGAGCCGATGCAAAGAACTGAATCTGATCTGTTTCTGTTTTGACTATCTGCCGGATAGCATCTTCCGAGAAATACACATCCCCGAAGATATAACAAACAGGCTCGGTCATCGGGTAAAAGGCTTTAAGCCAACAATGCTCATTCTTTCCGTAAACGTAATCATTCTCATGTTTGAGTAGTGGAACATTTAATCCCTCAAAGAATGGGTTGTTTGAACTGATGGCGATGTCCTTGACCCCATAGACTCTTAAGAGTCTGATTGTTCTCTCAACTATCCTTTCGCCCATGATCTTGATTAACTGTTTGGGGAAAGTACCATACTTTCCCCCGCACATTATTATGTATTTCATTCAATCCCCTTCCCAAAAACTGTAACTTAACAAAAATAGTATTACTGCGTGTCCCCAAATCCATATCTGGGTAAATACGTCACAATGCTTCAAAACGTCTAATGGCTTGTGGTACTCCCTCGCTCTTTTAATGTCGGCTATCACTTTCGCCCACACATAGAGGTAAATTACTGCGAGTATGAGCATCCACACATACCCGAACAAATTCCCCATACGATACCAACTTTCTCCCCTCGCACCTTCTGGTTACTCTTTGCCGCCGTACATATACGCAAGCCCGATTATCGTGGCTATAACAATAATTGCGTCCACCGCCAGGATGATACATAACTGATCTGTGGTAAGTTCTATCATTCGCTCACCCCCTTATACGGTGCGTTCCACCACTCTTCACTTGTCATAATGTGTGAAAGATTAGATTTTTTATCGTCAACATATATTTTCTCCAATGACGAATGGCGAAAAGGAAAATTGCTTAAAAAGTAACATTGTGGGAACAATGCCTGTATTACTTCTCCGTTAGTCATTCCCTCAAATGCGGACGACACAGAATCAATATGGTCGTAAAATTTGAATTTCTTATCAGCACCACCGAAAGATATGTTTATTTCGAGGTAATCTTTCAAGGCTTCTCTGCTTATCAAGTCCATGTATCATTCTCCTTTCCCTACTTTGTTAAGAGCATTGAAACACTTTAATACCGCTTCATTGAATCCTCTGTCATTTTTGCTTTTCTCGACTATGCAGAATGATTTAATCTCTTCCTTTACATCATCAAGTGAAGTGCCACTTATCAATGCTCTTTCAAGCATAGAAACCTCATTTTGCTTTATGCCAAAACGTTTAATACTATCTAATCTTTCTCTGGGAATCTCTACAATAAGTTTTACTGTATCAGTCATACTTCCTCACTTTCTACCTTATATGGCTTTGACCTTGGTTTCCATGCTATGACCTCTTTATCTTGCCAATTATTCACGTCATGGTATAACCAATTATTTTTTCTATTATTTTTATTTCCGAACCATGTAGCATAGGCAACTTCATTGTCAATGCCTTCCAACTCTCCAATGCCTTGTAAAGTAACCTCATAAGTATGTCTTTCTTCAGGCAATCTCTCTGTAACAGGAATCCACTCTCCACCCTTTAAGGCTGATATAGCCACTTTATAAGCACTTGCCATTTTGGGACTAAACTGTGATACCTTGGGTAAATCTTCTTCTAATGCTTTCTTTGCTTCTTCTTTAGTCATTCGGCTTTACCTCACTTTCCCAACATAGAGTGTGGCTGTTATTGCTTTTGCACCGCCATGATTCTCGGTTTCAAACTTGATATTATCTGCTATTCCCTCGGCTATATCTCCTATCAACGCTCTTTTTATATGTTCCTCAAACTCTTTCCTGTCTAACATGTAAGGTGGGAACGCTCTCCTAAAGCATTTCTTTTCAAAGTCCATAGTGTAATGTGTGACGTTCAAAGGCTGTTGATATGCGTCATATAACCATTTCATTTCGGGAGTGCGTTTGATAATATCCCACATGAACTTGTTATCTTTTTTCAGCTTCTTAAGTTTCTGCCGTCTGTTCATTGTTCCCCTTTCTCCCTTTATTCGGGTTTACTGTCCTTTCCTCTCATCTTTCTCCGGCTTCGGCTTATACGGATGGATGGTCTTTATGTCCTTACAGTACACCGTAAGTTCATCCCCTGTTTTGGTTCTGATAACCACCGTGTCGGTTAGTTTGGATATGTATACTACTGTGCCGCTGATCGTTACGTCATCACCTATGTTCATAAGCACCTCTCAATTCTTGATTAACTTTTCGTAGTCGTAATCATCTGTTCTCCGGGTGAAGCGGTTAAACTGATTCTTTGCGTTATCGCCGGAGAACTGAACAACCTTATCTTCTTTCTTACGTCTGTTTGCCCATTGGCAAATGACAGCGTAGTGGTTTTTGTACTTGTCTCCCTTGGCGGCGATGTAAAGAGATAACTCATTGATTAAGTCTGTTAAACCCTTGTCCTTAATCTTTGAATACTCTTCATCAGATAAAAGAACGTTCTCACACTCACCATATGTCTTTTTATTGGTATTGGTATTGGTATTGGTATTGGTATTGGTATTGGTATTGGTATTGGTTTTGGTATTGGGGTTTAACTTTGGCTTAACTTTGGGTAAACTTTGGCTTAACTTTGGCTTGTTATAATTCGGATGTCCCTCTTTAGCCCCACCCTTACTACCATTTCGGCTTTGCCGCTCGGACATTTCCCTGTCCCTTAAGACTCTGCCGCACATGGTAGAAGAAACAAAATCCATATAGCGATCGTCAAACTTCACTACCTCTTCACCATCAAAAGTGCGTATCATGTTCTGAACTATGTTTCCACACTCTTCGGGTTTCATTGAGAGAAGTTCCCCCATCTCTTCTGGGTGAATAATTACTCCGTGTTTCATTTCTTTGCCCTCTCATATAAGACGCATTTCTTAATGCTTCGGCTTCTGGGTGAAACGTGTCCCTTGTGACAGATTCCGTAAGTCTTGTTACGCTTACAAGGTGTAAGTTCGAAGTATTTACACGATCCGCATTTATCGCAAAGGTCGGTTTCGTTGATGATGTCCTTGCGGTCTTTTACGGTCTTCCATGTAGCTGACAACTTCGCATCCTCGATGTCTTGCCATGAAGCACTTTCCGGCACTTCGATAGTTGCTGTCATCTTCATTCGTCATCCCCCCTGTAATAGTGGTCGGATATCTTCCATCCGTGAGGGAGTGAAAACTCTGTGAAATACTGAACTCCCCCGAAGTCCTCGCCTGTGTCGGAATCCCACCACTTTGAGCCGTCCCATTGTGCGATAACTACGCAACCATTTGAAGTGCATACCAGAACGAGATCGTATTCGACAGGTTTATCTATCCTTGCATCTTTCCAAAGTAACTTATTCATGTGACCCTCACTTTCTCTGCACATACTCAAAACCGATGTTCATAAACAGGTTGGCGGCTTCTTCTGCGTCTGTCTCTGACTTAAACCGCCAGATAACGTAATCCTTTAAGACCTCAATCTCTGCCTTGTCTCTGTACTTCTCCCATGCGAGTAAGTACGGCTTCTGTTCTTTGCTTGTGATGACTACCATTAATCCACCCCCCTCAAAATCTTTCAAAAGTAACTCTGCGAACTCTGCGACTCCGTGGGTTTCCGTCTTTGCGTAGTCGATAATGAGTTCTACCATCTTTCGGGGAACTATCTCGATGTCCATAGCCTTTTCCCCTTTTGTTGTGAACGGAATTAAATCCTCTGTAAGCTGACCTATTGTGACCCTCATATACTCACCTCTTATCTCTGATAGTGATTTCTACATAGTCTCTTTCGTTCCAAAACTTGTTCCCTGTTAAGCTGACTATCTGGCAATCGTCCCCGAATATTAATCCCTTGCAACTGTCCAAAACTGACTTGTAGCAATTATCTAAATCGGGAACCTTGGTAGGGAACTCATAAACGATCATGTGGTCTTTTTTCTTCTTGCTTGCCGATTGAGGTACAGCCATGTAAATGTTTATGACGACCTCTAAAGGCTCTTTATTTGCCCATACAAGCGGGTTAAATGGGTAAGCTGATAAATAGGTAGCCTTAACCTTTTCTGCGTACTCCTTGACCCTTTTCTGTGGCACACAATGACCGTTGTAAAACCTTGTGGATTGCTTCGGAACAATCCGCCCCTCAACAACGAAATAAATCTCACTCATAATCGAAGTGTCTCCCATATCGGTTAAAAAACATCCCTCTTGCCTGTCCCTCTGTATATCCCTCGTCCATTTTCTTTTTGATGTACGACCTCTCGGCTAATGCCTTAAGTTCCTTGTCGTTCTCACCTGTGTCGTGTAGCTTGCGATGATGGTACTGACACAAGGCTATGAATAAGCCATCTTCATCAGCCAACTTGCGATATGAACCAGAGATACAATGATGAAGGTCGAGGTTTACAGGTGAACCGCAGATATAACACCGATATTCGTTATTGATGATTGATTGTTTTTCTATTCTGTCTTTGCTTGTCATTCCTCTTCCTGTTTCCTTGGCTTCTTTGCGTGTTCGTTTCGGTAAATGGAGTAATCAACAGCGTGATAAATCTCGGCTATATCGTCACAAGGTCTGCTAACCGATTCGTACCATCCGTCCCAATCAACTGCAATAAATCTGATATCGCTTGGGTTATAATGACCCTCGGATATTTCCAAAACCGAATGTTTCTTGAAAACGTGCTTGTAGATAGTTGGGTTATCTGGGAGATTCCAATCGCCCTGGTACGTTTCAAATTCAAAGCCGTACTTTTCTGTGATTAATGCGATGGTTTCTTCAAGTGTCGGGAGAATACACGGCTTGACGGTTAAATTTGTGAGTGCGTAGTCCTCATAGTGAACTTTGACCTCGGTGTAGTAATGATCGAAAGCGGTTATTTTTCCTATCTGCGGTTCGTCATAATCGTTCAAGTAACACCAAACTTTCTGCCCGATATATCTTTCAAAGGTGTACTCATAAGGCTTTCTCTCACCGCTTGCAATGTCAGGTGCAAGTGGGGGAAAGTTCTCTCCGCACGGTTCCCATACAGGGGTAAACTCTGAATCTTCACATTCGCAAAGATTTTCTTCACTTTTGCAAACCTCTTCGGGTTCTTCTTTGGTAGTTCCGAGGTAGTCCCAGATGTTAAGTTGTCCGTCACAAACGTAATTGCTTGGGTAACTCATTTCTGCTCCATTAACCTAATCATTTCGTCTATCTCTGCCGGAGTTCGGGTTTCGATTCCGAGGTTCTGTGCTTCTTGTACCGCTCCGTCTATTAGCCTCGCCATTTCCTTTGAGTTATAGGTGTGCGAACCTCTTATGACGATGTAAGCGTGTCCCTGTTCTTCCCCCGAATTTGCCCCTTTAACGGTCACATCTGCTTTGGTGTCAAAGTAGTAGCCATCAGAGGGTAAAGGCTTGTTCTTGGGCAAGATAACCCACTTGGGTGAGCCATCTTCGAGGTAGTCCCATGTGCCATAGTCGCTTAACAAATGTCTGTGGATTTCCTCTCTCGGTAACTTCATTACCTCGGCTATCTTGTCGCACAAAACTTGGTAGTAGGAATTGGCTGACAGGGATCGTTTTTCTCGGTGTTCGGATAAATCGAAAACCTTGTCTTTCGGCTGTTCCAGAAGATAGACTATTAACTGTTCCTTGTTGCCGGTCATATGAAATACCTTGCGTATCTTGTGCCGTCCTCACGCTCCATCATTTCGGTTTTGATGTCGTGTCCTTCCTTGCGAAGCTGATGGATTTCACCCGAAAGGCGATAGAGTCCGAGTTTCAAAAGTGCGTCCTGTCCTGTAATGCCACGGCGATGATTCTTAAGGTAGTTAAGAAGTCTCTGTTTCTTGGTCTGATTCATACTGTCGCTCCTTTCTTGTCAACAGGTTTGAAAACCGCTTCTTTGGGATTCCAACCTCTTTTAAGCCGTCCCAATATCACCGCTTGGTTAATGCCGGATATTCTCGACCATTCCGCAAGCGTGTGCGTTTCACCGTCTATCGTTTCTCGGTGGTTGTTTGTCTTGTTATTGGCTTGGGTTATGCAATCAACCCATCGGCAATTTTCGGGGCAATAATTCCCATGCGGATCAATGCGGTCTATGGTAAGATTCTCTGAATATCCGTTTGCAAATGCCCACTCAAAGAACTTCATCTTGTCGTTTTTCCATTCATCACACATGACTATCCCCCTCGCCCCATAAAGGTAATAGCGGTTGTTGCTTGGGTAATAACACCGACCAATGATAGTTTTGTAAATGTTGTCTATCCTTGTGTGTGAAAAACCATATGTGCGATGGCAATTACCATCCGAACGGAATTTGTTCTGGTAGCATCCGCAACTTCTCGTTGCACCCCTCTTGACGTTGTAGGCAATAATGCTCTTTACATTTCCGCAATCGCATTTAAACAGGTAATATCTCTCGTCTTTTGTTGTGTCTTTGCCTATACAAACAAGCTGTCCGTATCTTTCTCCAATTTTCATCTGCATATGCTTTACCTCAATTGAAAGGGAGAGAGTCTACCAATCCATCTTCTACATTGAGAAAATCGTCTTTGCTGTCCGTCTTATTGGACTCTGCTTTCTTCTCGCAGAACTCGATTTCGTTTACGTTGACCTTGGGATAGGTTACGTTCTTACCGTCTTTCTGCACGGTGTCGAGTCTCATTTCACCGCTTGCCACGATCTTGGAACCTTTGAACAGATACTTTTCTACAACCTCGGCTAACTTGCCGAACGCTACGCACTGAAAAAAGTCTGTTTTCTGCTGTCCCTCTTTAGCGAACTTACGGTCAACCGCTAATGTGAAACGTGCGATTGTTGTACCGCTTGTGGATGATGTGACTTCGGGGTCTCCACATAACCGCCCGAGTATGGTAAGTTGATTCATTTGTTATCCCCCTCTAACTTGGAATTAATCTGCTTGATAAGTTTGGCTTTGAGTGCCGGAAAGTTCTTGTTCGTGAGTCCACCGCAGTCCTTAAGCCATTTCTCGAAGTCTGCACCGCCCGCCTTTTCATAAAGGCTTCTTAACTCGTCCTTGGCGGCTTCTTCGTTAGCTTTCTGGTCTGCTTCGGAATGAGTCTCGATCTTGTCATCGTCATCGCAAGCGATACCGAGTAAAGTAAGCACGGTGTATCTTCTTGCGTAGGTCAAAGCCGCTCCGTAGTTCTGTGCTTCGTTTGACCTTGTGGATGAAGGAACAACAACTCTTGCCCCTCTGACCCACTCACCTACAACGCTGTCCTTTTTGATAAATGCTTCTACATACTCGATAGGCTGACCGTTTGCGGTCTGTATGTTGCCGTGTTCGTCTGTCAAGGGAACTACCCTCATAGGCGGTATCTCGATTCCCTGTCTTGCGATGTCAGCAAGTGAAGCGTAATGATAGTTATGTCCGTCTGATTTGTTACCGATTATCTGTCCCATGTTTCCCCTTTCTATTTAGTTGAGAAGTAATGCTGTCCTACTTGTGCAAGCGGTGTTCCGAATGAGTGATATTGTCCGGCTCTAAAGTACAAAGGCTTCGGGAGCCATCCTTCCTCGAAGAGTGCCAGGGCAACTTTGCAATCATCGTTAGGCTCTATTCCTCTGCGTCCCCATGAACTTGAAAACGCATCCGACTTCCAAACCTGTTCGTATGTGAGTCCGTAGGCTTCGGCTCTGCATTCTGCCGTATACATCACCCACAACATCCCCACTACACCTTGGTTCTCGCTCTCTCTCATGCTCAAATCCATGAGGTAGTAACAATCGTCCTCGGTGAGTTCACGGTAAAAAGTCGGCTCTTTCTCGATGTAAACAACCTCGGTTATCACTTCGGGTTCTCTCTCGATGTAGACGTATTCGGTTTTGGTTTCGATGGGAGTAGGTTTGTGATTCTGATACGATCCGTAAGCGGCTATGCCTACGGCGATACCAACGATTAAAGAAAAGATGTTAAGAAGAACGTTTCTCATTTTGACCTCTTGCTTTCACTCTGGAGACAACTTCGTAATAAGTAGGTACGTCTTTCTTTGAAACTTTGTGTCCGGCAATATCCTTGACTTGCTTTCCACTTTTCAGAATGTGGGCTATCATCCCTCACCTTCTTTCACGAACGTTTCAAGCGGTACGTTCAACGCTTTGCAGATTTTGTAGTACTCTACGATGTCGATTTTTCTGCCACCGTTGCAGATGTCAGAAACAACCATCGGCGTGAGTCCTGTCTTTTCCGCAATGAAAGCCTGTTTGATTCCGTTGGAAACGAGGTATTCTTTGATTCTCTTTCCGACCATTTACACTCCTTTCCCTACGATTTTTTCGTAGTTGATTTGCAAAAATTTTGGCTACGATTTTTTCGTACCCATGGCTATAAATTACTACGATATTTTCGTAGTGTCAATACTTTTATAAACAAAAACTATATTTTTTTCGTAGTTCGTCCGATAATCGTGTTAGAATGACAGAGAAAGAGAGGTAAAACCATGAATGTTGATTATGAAATCAGAACAAAGGTTATGAACATTCTCATTGAATGTCGTAAAGAAAAAGGCATATCGCAAAAGGAACTTGCCAAAATACTCGACTCCAAAGAAACGACCGTTGCTTCTTGGGAACAGGGCAAGTCTTTACCCTCTATTGATATGCTTTACAGATTAGCCAAGTACTATAACAAAACAATGGATTATATGTACGGTGAAGCCGATGATAGCCATATACGTTAGGGTCAGCACAAACGAACAAGCTGAAAACGGTCATAGCATAACCGAACAGATAGACAGGTTATGCAAGTTTTGTGACGCTCTGAATTTGGGTAAGCCGAAAGTTTACAACGATTCGGGTTATTCGGGAGCAAACACCGACCGTCCGGCATTACAACTTTTGATTTCTGACGTTAAAGCGAAGAAAATCAACAAGGTGATAGTTTACAAACTCGATAGATTGTCACGATCCCAGAAAGATACCCTTATGTTGATTGAGGATATCTTTTTAAGTAATGGATGCGACTTTGTTTCGATGTCCGAGAACTTCGATACCTCTACACCTTTAGGTAAAGCCATGATAGGTGTTTTGGCGGTCTTTGCCCAATTAGAACGTGAGCAGATAAAAGAACGTATGAGCATGGGAAGAGAAGCGAGAGCCAAACAAGGTAAATATGCGGGGTCTTGGAGATTGCCTTTAGGTTATGACTACATAGACGGTGAACTTGTTCCTAATGACTTCGAGAAAATACAGATTCAAAAGATATTCTCGGACTATGCAAGCGGAAAAGCACCTGTGACCATAGCCAAAGAGTTAAATGGTAAAGGATTGACTCATAGATACGGAATATGGCAGACCGAGGTTATACGGTCGATTTTAAGACGTAAGACATATATAGGGTATGTAGCTTTTAACGGTGAATGGTACAAAGGGACACATGAGCCGATTATCTCGGAAGAATTATTCGATAAAGTTCAGAAGAGGTTAAAGAAAGTCGGTGAAGATTTCAAGGAACATAACCGCCGCCCTGGTAAAGCCTTATCTTATTTGGGTGGGTTAGTCTATTGCAAAAGGTGTGGTGAAAAGTACTTCAAGTATAACCGCCGCTCGAACCAATATTCCTATGACTATTATTGTTGCTTTAATCGTTATCCAAGGGATAGAAAAGGAACTTGCAAAAACGATAATTGGAGAATGGAAGAACTCGACAAACTAATATTTGACGAGATAAAGAAACTTTCCTTTGAGTCCTCTACCCCCTCTATTTTGCCCGACAACAGCGATACTATAAACGATAGGATAAATGAACTAAACAAACAAATAGAACGCTTAATGAACCTATATACGCTTGATGAGATACCTTTTGACGTACTACAAAAGAAGATTCATTCCATAAGCGAACAAAAAGGGAAGTTGGAAAAGTCCCTGATACAAGAACCGGCAACGATAACAACAGAAGAAGCCGAAGAGATAGTAACTTCGTTTGATGATGTTTTAGCTACGGAAGATATAGACACGATCCGCACCGCCATAACCTCATTGATTAACCGTATAGAGATAGACGGAGAAAACGTTTATATCTATTGGAACTTTGATTAGTGCATAGACAAATTGTCACTTCAATGACTATTTTATAAGGCAAATAAAAAAAAGACCCCCAAGGAATAACCAAGGGGGTCAAAGTGAGGGGAAAATGTATCGCAAGCGATCAAATCGCTGAACGACCTTCGTTTATGCCGAATGCAACATAGTGATAATAATACATCGGGTTATCGTCCCCGAATGCGTTCTGCAAGTCGGGATATCTACTCTTATACACTTCGGGGTTAAACTCGTCCGAAGCCTGTCTGAACTCGTTCATACCGAACTGACAGAAGTGGTTCCAGAGCATTAAGGAATTATCCCCGAATGCCATCTTTAAATCCGTGTATCTGTTTGAGTAGTAAACAGGGTCAAAGACAGGGGAATAATCATATCCGTTCAACATGTAATCGGATGTAGTCCCACCGCCTAAAAGATTGTTCGCCGCTTCGCAGATATTCGGGAGACATTGGATGATGAAGTCCCCAGGGCAAGCCTTTTTCGCAAACCAACGATGAAGTGCAAGTGTCTGAACAGGTCTGCCGTCATTCATCTTGCCGACAAGTGACTTATCATTTGCCCACAACAGTTTAGGTATTCCGTTTCGCCTTGCAATATCTGCAAGCAATAAAATAAGCGAGTTCATCGCCTCGCCGGTTATTGCCCACCAAGGGGCAAGAGTGCAATTCGCAACCTCAATCGTGATGGCTCTGTGGTCTATGTCGGAGCCGCTCAAACCGTTCACGGTCATTGACCCGCCTGTTGTCCATGCTCTGTACTTTTCATTGACATACTGACCAATTCTTCCGTCAGACCCTATGCCGTAATGGGATGAAGCCTGTTTCGAGGGATTAGCGAACAATTTACCGCAAGTCTCTATTGAGAGATTCCCCGCCATGCAATGAACAACGATCATGTCTATTTTGGATTTTCTCTGCTGTGTAAAGTTTGGTGAGGGAATCACCGCATTTACAAGTGTTGAATCTGCGTTCATATTTACCTCGTCTTGTAAGCTATTGCCACAAACACAAATGAAACTAACACGAACTCAATCATTGATATCCTCGAACTGTTTGTCATAGACCGCCTTTAATACCGTGACGATACCACCGAGACAGGTATTAAGTGCGGCTAACGTTGCCGTGATCTGGGCGGTGTAAGGAACATGCCATATAGCAAGCACCGCAGAAATGAAAGTTAAGATGGGAGCGATACACTTAACGATAATGCATAATCTGTCGTAGGTCTTGTTTGATAACTTCATAAAATCTCCTTTCTCAACACTCTTTGAACACTTCTCTTATTTTGATAAGTTCTGCTATGGTTTCTTTTGTGTCTTCCTTTATCATGTTGATAAACTCTTCTGTCTTGAAATCCTCTTTGATGGTCAAGGTGTTCACGATGTTGATTAGCTTATTCTGCTTGACCGAGATATAGGCATCCGATTTAGTCAGATGATTGAAGGAAATCCAACTTACATACTCCTTGTAGACAGTAAGAATGATTACCTGTCCCAAGTTCTTGTCGTACCCTTTGGGTTTCGGTAAGTTGGCTTCCATAGCTTGCAAGTGAAGCCACACATAATCCTGTTGCTGTTTGATGATGTTTCTTTCACGATCTGCATAGTTTATCTTTAAAGACTCGCTATCGAAGTTCACATATCCACCCTTTATGAGTGCCACCGCTACCAATACGATGACAAAGAGGAAAATCAGAACAATGATTGCATTAGATGATGTCAGCACTTCCGTAATTGCATCCCACATTATTCATTCCCCTCGCTTCCTTCGGGTGTAGGCTCTTCAGGTCTGACGTATCTCTCACATTTTTCAATGTGTCCGTCATCGTCAACGAGTTCACATGTTACCCTCAAACAGTTCGAATCTCCGATAGATGCTCTCATATTTCCGTAGAGATTAATAAGAGCAAGTTCGGGGGTATTGAAGGGGGTGACAGTTCTTTCCGTGTTTCCGTTTTTGAATTTTCTTAAAAGTAATACGTTCATAGCTTGCTCCTTTAATCTGTAATTTTGGTGTATCTGACTACTATATGCCCCGAGATATTTGACCTCGCAACAGGGGTCTTAAATAAAAGGTTCGGTGACTCGTAGGAAACCTCGCTGAACAATCTCTCGACCGAACTAACGATGTAATACGACATATCTTTCTGCGGAAAAACAATGTCGGGATCTGTCAGAAATCCACTAATGTCAAATGTTTTCCATGTGTTCGCACTCGTATTAATCCCACTAAACGGAATGGTTATCTCATACAGAGGTTTTCCAAGCCACGTTCCGATGACCTGTTCCGTGAGTGTGTAGTCATGCCTTGCATTTGCATTGACCCACTTCAAGGTGTCGGCATCGTACATAAGGAATTGTTTATCGGTTGGGCTTACAAGGCTTACATCGGTCAACCCCGCTAAAGTAGTAGAACCACCACCACCGCCACCGCCGAGGTTTGCATCTATGATTGAAAGGGTCTGATTGTACCAATTCCGAAAATCGGAAAGAAGGTCGGTTGCATCTGGCTGAATTAAGCCATAATTCGGAGTTAATTGCATGTTGCCACCTAGTATGAATAAACGTTTATGTTGAAATCGTTCAGTTTTGTGACAATGTAATTGTCATTGATTGCTAATACCATTTCACTAGTTTCCGTGATTCTCTCCAAGTCCTCAAAGTTGGAGCAAAACGTTCCTATATCAGTTGTAAAAGCAATTCTTTTCTGATTGTTTGAACGCACAAACCTTTTGATGTTGGGTTTGCTCTCGAACTTGCCAAAAAACCTTGCGGGCTTCGGTGTGTCAAAGTCGGGGGTTCTTGTTCCGTTGTATTCTCCCATTCTCCATGAGGAATAAATATAAGTCGGAACATATAACCGCCCTTTGCATCCGATTCCGTTCAAAGATACATTGGCGAATCCTTCCGAACCACCTTCGGGGGCTTGTCTCCACCAAACCTGTGTGCCATCGGGACTAACACCCTCAATGACTCTGTTCTGATAGAACCATGTCGTAGGATAAGCCATATAAATCGTGTCTTTGTTCACGAAGGTTCCCGATGTTCTATTCGCTCCTATCTGTGTATAGGTGACGGTTCCATCGGAATAGTCTAGCGTGATTGAATAGATATAATGCTGACCATCCGTGATGTTTGTTATCTGAAATACAGTTCCGTTCAAGGTACAATCAAAAGGTGAACCATTCCATCTGATATAGTTAGCGAGGTTTGCATCTGTTCCGCTTGCTACGATGGTTTCATCCGTTAAATCAAACACCCACCAATCAGCACCTTGTGTTACTAGGGCGAGATTGTTATCAACGTTTGTGGCATGGAATAAACCATCTATTTCATTTGCGGTTGTCGGGATTGTGTGGGCTTCTTCCTCAAATGTCTCGATGTCATATTTGAGAAGTCCTTTTGCGTGTCCGTTACCGAAACATCCTATCCACAAATACTGATTAGTATTATCGAATACCGCATAGGCGGCACCCATTGCATATCTGTTTACGTCTATAACAGCACCGTCACCCGAATCTGCTCTTACATCGTCATACCCTCTCCCAAACACGGAGAATTTCATACTTGTTATATTTGCACTCATACTAAATCACTCCATAATAAGGGATTGTCGGTAACTGTCATGTAAACCTTGCAAGCGTGGGTTCCTTCTCCGTATATCTTTTGGGGGTTGGAGCAATGAAACACTCTCTTGCCGATAGGGGACTTTTCTTCGGTGACTTCCATCTGTAAATCAATGTCATCATCTACACACACCCTTATATCTACCGTTGCCGTAGCTGACAAAGTAGCGTTAAGGGTTAAGACCATCTCGATATTCTGACAGAAGGTCTTCTGCTCGTACTCGATTTCGGTTACCAAAGTCTCGGTGGAGTCTACTTCCATCTCTTCGGTTAAGGTGTTGAACAAAAGCCAAAACTCTTTGTCTCCGACTTCTTGACCGTTTTTGTAGTCCGAAGAAAGTCCGGCGATGGTTTTTGAAAAACGATCCTGGGCTTCGGCTAAAATAGGATTATCACCTGTGCATATAATCGACATCGGGGAGCCGATATTATAAGTGATTTGGGTTATCGCTCCGAGGTCGTAAGTAGAAGCCTGTTTGTCAGTAAATGTAATGACATCCCCGACATCATAGATAGGAACCAAAGGCATATCGACCGTATAAGGGACGTAGTAAACACCATCCCATAAATCAATGATTTCCTGTAAGGCATCCTGTCTGTTGTTGTCGTTTGAAATCTGCAAAAATGGATTGACTCCCAAATCGAGAACCAATCCACCGCTGTTATTATTACTTACATATTCCTGTACTCCACCGTCTTTATAAGTCGCATAGAGTCCGTCATAAGTAGTCCTAAAGTCGGATAAATCAGAACTAACTCTGAACGTGGATGCTATCGTGTCGGCAGAAGTCGAACCATAAGAGCCGATGTATAACTTTCCGTCACGACCTACATAAGCATACCCACCCAAATAAGCCGCCATGTACGAAAGCACATCTCGCCAAGTCTTTGCATCGGTTACACAATCCGCAAACCCTGTTCTTCTCTGTCCGTTGGGCATGGCTTCAATATCGGCTTGGGCACTTCCTAAAGTAACCCCACATGCCGCACATATCCTTGACAGCCAACTGTACGGAGAAAGAATGCTTGTGTTCGCAGAAGCGTTAAAGTCAACCGCATCGAACTTGACCATATTATCGTATGCCTTGATATTGATATGGTCTGCGGTCTGCGTGGCTTCGGATATCGTATAGACTCCCATCGGGATAACATCTAATGCTCCATCAATCGAACACGAAATATCCACCGTGCCGTTATAGAGTTCATAACGTGAAACTCCGGCAAGCGTGATTTCCGCCGAGAAAGTAGAAGCGTAAGCCGTGCCGATGTTAAGGCTCTGGGATGATATTGACCGAACAATCGACCCCGATATTATCTTTCCATCGGATGTGGTCGGATCGTCATCAAATACATAAGTGGAACCACCAACCGTTGTGATAGTTCCACTCCATGTTATCTTTCTGATATTTGATTTTATCTTTGTAAGGAAATCCGCTGATGCTGAATACATTAGTATGCCGTGACCTCGAATGAAACTTCCCAATAGGTTTTGGTTCCGTTGTCTTTGATTGCGTTATAGGTCAAATTCTGAATGAAACCGCTGAAATTGTCCTCGGCAAGTGTTGCGGGATTGAGATAATAGATAGTAAGTGCTGTCCCCGACACATAATAACCCTGTAACTTCTGGAACCATGTATCATCTATGGTTGAGTTTACCGAGATATGAGGGACACCAAGCCTTTTAACATCTCTTACTATGGTGCCCGCTTCTGTCTCGTTTAAAGTCTCTTTGTTTAAAAGGGAGAGATTATAACTTCCTTTTGTGAGGGGAAAATATTCTGTGCCGAATTTTAACTTAAGTTTCTGTGCCATTTATCTGCCCCCACTTACTAACGCATGTCTCTGCTGTGCGTTTAAAATGATGGTGTCTAACTTTTCTTGCCCGATGTAAACAGGGATGACTATATCACCCTCGTTATTTGCCCCAAGAATGCTCTGTAATTGTTCGGTGGGATTTGCTATCGGTGAATACGAAACAGGTGCCAATTCGGGCGATGTGAAGTCGCTTGCGATAGACCCTGTGACCATTCCTATTGCATTCGTGACAAGTCCGAGATTATCTTTGATACCTTTAGAGAACAATTCCATCATGTCGGGTGCGAAGGTATGGAAATTCGACAAAGCACCTTTTTCGGGTTCAGAGAATCCCAGATACTCTTTGATGGTGTTCGCAAGGTCTGTGACAGTAGACTTTAACTTCTCCCACTTTTCCTTAATTCCGGCGATGAAGTTATCTATCATGTCCTTGCCCCAAGTCTTTGCGGCTTCGACCTTTTCCATAAAGCCATCTTTAACCGCATTTACCATGTCGGCACCTGTGGTCACAAGCTGACCGATGACCATCAAAACACCTTCAATGAGTTGGAAGATTAATTCCATGCCCGCTTCAAGAATTAACGGAGCCGCCTTAATGAGTGCTTCCAACAGATTTTTGATTATCTCGGGTGCCTTGGCAATTAACTTGGGCAATGCTTCTATAAGTCCCTGTGCTAATGCGATGATTATCTGTAAAGCGGCATCGACTAACTGTACCAACATATCGGGGTCGGTGAGTTTGTCAACGATCGTCAGGATAACATCGACAACAGCGGGGATAAGTGTAGGCAAGGCATTGATAAGTCCATCAGCCAAAGCCATGACGAACTGTATTCCAAGTTCGATAATCAATGGCAACATGGATAGGATGGTCTCGATTAAGAGATTTAAGAGGTCGGGCAATACTTCAATAATTATCCCTAATATCTCGGGGAGTGCCGCTACCAAGGCTTGCATTAAAGCGGAAATAGCCTGTATTAACGGCGGTAATATCTGCTGAATAAGGGAAGGCAACTTCTCTGTGATGATAGGAACTATCATAGGAAGAGAGTTAGCGATTCCCTGTAATGCGTTCAAAATAGTAGGGATTAAATTATCCAAAGCCGTTGCACCTGTGGACACAACGTTCTGAATTAGTAATCCTAAATCGGCATCGGGATTTGCTAACCCCGCAACGAGGTTTCCCCATGCCGCTTTCATGGATGCCGCTGAACCGCTAATGGTAGAACCCGCTTCTTCTGCGGTCGCTCCCGCAATGCCCATTTCTTCCTGTACGATGTGAATAGCTTCGACTACATCAGCAAAGTTATTCATATCGAGCGAGCCTTCCATGTAACCCGCCATTTCTTCGGCATCACGCATTAAGCGTTCCATCTCTTCTTTTGTGCCGCCGTAACCTAACTTTAGGTTATCGAGCATGGTGAAATTCTGCTTTGCGAATCCCGCATAAGCATTCTGGATGGATTCTATGGAAGTGCCCATTCGGTTGGCATTGTCTGCCATGTCCGTCATCGCTTCGTCAGCATATGCCGCCGCTTGCCAAGCATTATCGCCTAACGAAGTGGTCAAAGCCGCCGCAAAGCCTGTGACGGTTTCCATATAGTCATTGGCTGATACTCCCGCCGTTGCAAAAGCGTTTGCGGCATTCTCCATGACTTGATCTGCGGTATCACCGAACAAAACCTCGACACCACCGACAAGCTGTTCATAGTCGGCATAAGATGATGTTGCCGCCGTGGTTAAAGCCGTAGTTCCGGCGGCGGCGGCTCCGATAGCTTTGGCAGCCATGCCACTAATGAAACTCACACCACGTTCAAATGATGCACCAAAAGACGAAGCACCTCTCGAACCCGCTTCACCCATGCTCGCTTCGATGTCATCGGCTACACCTTCCATGGAAGGGATTATCTGCAAATATGCTTTTCCAAGGGTTATTCCGTTATCTGCCATTGGTTATCTTCTCCCATGCTTTATCGAAATCCTCGGCAGACATAAAGGATTCCATTTCATCCTTTTTATCTTCGAGTAGTGATTTTAATATCGAATTAGGACGGTTTCGATTCTTCTGTCCGTCCTTGGTCTTTGCCCAACTTTGGAATGATAAATCATCCGCAATATGGGCGAGTAATGATTGTTCTAATGTAATCTTGCTTCCCGAAACTTCCATCTTTACCCTGGAATTATCTCTTAACCCCATACAAAGAGTTGCTACCAACTCGGGCGGCAACTCTCTGTAATTGAGTATGTGGTAAGTTTCTGCAAGGTCACAAATTAGTTTATCCTCACACACCACAATGCAATGTGCGAGGAATATCAGTTTTTTGAGCCATTCGCACTCTGGAATATCTCGGTAATCTCAACCATAATGACATCGGAAGGGCAAAAGCCATCGTTCTTGGATGCGATGAAGTTCATGTATTCATCGAATTTATCTCCGAAGAGTAACTTCGCCATTTCCTGTATGCCTTCGAGTTTTGCGAAGGTGTCATTATTTGCTTTCTGACATTTCGTAAGTGCTGTGACGAATCGCCAATCCTTAAGGACTCTATCGTCAATGTTGAACTCATAGCCGCTCTTTGTTATTCCTTGCATACCTTTTCCCCTTTTTCTTTATGCTGACGGTGCTGTTGCGGTGATGTACTCATAGTGGTAAACACCATAAGAATCGGGTACATCGGTGATGGTGATGTCGTAGCCGACAGCTTCATCATCCTTGTAAACGATTTCTCCGAGTTCTGAAATGGTTCCGTTGGGAACTACGATTCTCTTTGCTCTGCCGCCCTTAAGAATCATGTCGAATACCCAACTTCCGGCTACCATATCCTGTGCGGTTGCCTTGACGGTGAGATTTCCATCACCATCTGCAACGACATTGGATGAACCATAGATGGTTTTCAGAACATCTTCGTTCATTGCTTCGATCAGTTTGAGAGCAAAAGTGTCGGGTCTGTCGGTCTGCATGTTAAGAACGGTATCGCCGCCCCATGCCTTGACGGTATCACTTTCGGGGGAGTTGTTGTTAGTAAGTCCGTCCTCTGAAACATATCCGAGGTCTACGAAAGCCGCATTAAGTGATGCGGTTGCACTCGTAGGAAGGGGTGTTCCGAGGGGTGCCCAATGAACAGCACCACCAACTTTAGGCTTACCAACTGTTACGTTAGTTGCGGTAGTTGCCATAGTTTATCTCCTTTTAGTAATAAAGGTTGTAATAACAACGATAACGGTACTTCTTTAAAGATGTGTCAGTGTCATCGTTTCCACCGCCTATGTGTGCGGTGATGTCGCTTTGGTTTAAATCTTCCATCGCTCCTCTTACTGATTCGTCTAAAACAGCCGCATCATATTTCGAGTCTGCGTAAGACCTAATCTCAACCGTAGCCGCATCGATCAGATTATTCTTTTCACGGTCGATTATCTGAAGAACAACAAACTTGCCGGATATATCGTTGGGAGTTTCCATATATACAGGAATCCCATCGAGCATTGTTTCAAGATGCTCCTTTACTGTAACTTCAATCATCCTTGTTCTCCTTCACGATAACGTGACATCGGCTGATTCCGACATAACTTCCGTCTATGTCACCAACCGACTCGGCTTGTGCTAAAAGTGCATCCATCACCATTTGTGACTTACGCACTTCGTTAAAGCCTTTCCAATTCATCCAATCGATTTTAACCTTCGTATCTTTCAAGATGTACCTTCTTATTCCACCTCAAAGGTATGTTTTCTTCTATGCCCGCTGTCGGACTACCTATCGTTCTGTAAACCCCATTAAATGGAGCGGGTAAAGTAACGAAGGTATCTTCCCAAGTGTTCTCGTCACCTTTGGGAATTGCCAATGTATAAGCAATCTTCTTGCCATACATGGTAATCACATTGTTGACATCATCCGTAGAAGGCTCCCCGACTAACACATCCGAAACATCCTTTGTGGTGTCTGTGAACATAGGCTGACCGAAAGGGTCTGTGCCCGATTGTGTTCTTACTGTGAGAGTTACAGTTACACCCTTCATACGCTTGCCCTCATAAGTACGCTTAAAGGATTGCTCGCACCGATCTGGTCTCCCACTCCTAAAAGTTTCTTGTCAGACTTTGACAGATAAACGCTTCCGACCGAACCGCCCGAACTCATTGTCCAACTCTGTGAATATCCCAAAGCTGACATTGATCCCTGTGACGCTCCCATAGGAACATCACTTGATTCGCTCATGGCTCTTGCGACCGACTCAACAGAAACCGACTTTTTCGCATCTGCCGTGGCATTAGCGTTATAAGAATCGATTTCAAGTGCCGCCCTTTCAAGAAGGATGTCGCAGATATCTTTCTCGGTGCTGTCGAAAGTCTTTCCGAGTCTCTTTTGTACGTCTGTATAGGTTGCGTATGTGGTCATACTGTCCTCATTTCTTTGTCTTGGTTGTTTTAGTAGCCTTTTTAGGCTTCTCTTCAACCTTGGTTTCCTCTACCGTGGGTTTTTCCGTAGTAGGCGGTAAGTAACAACCTACCGCCTTGTACTCTTCTACACGGTCATCCGCTACCCACATTTCGGTATTGGTAAAACCATTTATCATCCGTATCAAACGGAAGGAACTCCTGTTGCGGTGAGAGCGTTGAAAGCATCGGTGAGGGCACGGAAACCAACCTCGATTTCTGCTCTTACTGCAAACATGTTTCTCTCGAAGAGATTGATTACGGTGTTGTCGGGAAGAGTAAGAGAGGACTGATCAGAGATAGAAATCTGAACTCCCTCAACCATGCCCCAAACAGCCTGTGTCCAATCGCCTACGAAGCCGACCTTTGAAGGTGAACCACTCTTGAAAGCGGCTTTGGTAACTTCGGTTCTCTGTCCGAGTACAACAGGAATGCCGTTCTCGGTAACATTGTTGAAAATGGGTCTCTTGGTGGTGTCAGTAGCACCAAGAAGAAGTCCCTTGCCCTGTGCGGAGAAGATGTAACCGTTTGAGATACCGCCGTGAAGAGCGATGTCAGTGTCAGCGGCTACAAGTCCCTGATATACATCAGAAGCAAGGCTCTGTGCGGTTACGTTTGCGAGAGTATCGAAATCGGAACCAGGTGCGGTGCCGAAAAATACGGTATTATCGAACTTTCTTCCGAGTGCATCGGGAAGTTTCTCAACGATTGCGTTGTAGAGGGCAGATGCATCACGTCTGAACTGATTTGAGAAAGGAACGATTACGGAAAGGGTGTAGCCACGAAGAATCTTGGTAGCTACGGTGGGATTTGAAACAGGCTTCTTGTCGGTCTCACCCGCCCAAGCGGCTTCGGGGTCAGAAAGAAGCACGCTGATTGCGGCACCATTGCCAGGAAGGGGCATCTGTCTTGCAAGGCTCATAACCTTGGAAGATTCCTGTACTTTGGAAAGAATAGCGTTGCTTACGCTTTCGGGAAGGTCGATGTTTGTTCTGTTGGTAGGAATACCTGTTGCCATATTTGTTCTCCTTTAAAGTATGTTTGCCATACAAGCGACAAAATCAGCTTTGGGATTGCCACTTGCGGTTTTGGGAACCTCGCCGCTGTCCTTAACCTTGGGATAGTTGGGAGTCGCAAAGGCTTTGATGGCTTCTGCCTGTGCCTTACATGCTTCTTCCGTATCGCCTGTCAGAAGGTGTGCGGGGATTCCTGTTTCGGTTGCGATTTTTTCTCTCGTCTGCCTTACTTCCTCGGTCTTTTTAAGTCCGTTAAGTTCAGCTTCGAGATTGTTGGCACGTTCAACAGCTTTCTGTAACTCGCTCTTATTGGCTTCTTCCGCTTCGTCAAACTTGGCGGCTTTTGCCTTGATTTCTTCATAGTCAGCAAACTTGCTTTTTTCCTCGGCAAGTCTCTTACCTACGATTGCGTTTACTTCGTCCTGTGTGAAAGTGCGGCTCTGCCCTTCGGCATTGTTTTCCTGTGTGGGTACAGTAGCGATGTCGCTCATATTAATTTCTCCTTTGATGGATTATTCCTCGTTTTGGGACGAGTTCCCTATTAAAAAAACACCCCGAAAGGTGCTAGTTTAAACGTCTATTAATGTTTCATCGTTGCCATCTGCGTAAGCATTCCTACGCATTGCATTGATTCTGCTTTGAGGGGTTATCTTGATACCCTCTCGCTTTAATTCGTCATCCACTCCGTAGTACATTGCTTTGTATTCTTCGGGGTCATATCCGGCAACGTTCGTCCTTGAATCGTATCTGACCGCATACTGACAATCACAGTTAGAATGGATGTGTTCTGCGTGTCCATTCTTAAGGGTTTTCTTTGATACTCTCTTCCATCCGTTTGAAGCTAACGTGATACAGAATGCACAAGTATCGCCCCTGGGCACCCATGCAACCTGTGCCCCATCCCTCATGGCATTATGTAGAGTCGTGTCGGCTCCCGCCATCTTGACCCATCTTGCGGCGGCATTCGCTATTTCATCGAGGTTACTACTCTGTAAAAGAGTTCCGTTCACCGCTTTGGCTACATCGCCATAATTGGCTAACTCTGCCATTTCTGCGGGTGCTATATATCTACCTTCGAGAATAGCGACCGCATCATACATTTCTGCGGATAAAGCCGCCGCTCCTTCACCATATTTCTGAACTATCGCATACGCATAGTCTAAAAGTTCTTTTCTTTGTTCGGCTGTTAAGTTCTCAATGGCATTGCTTGACGGATCGTGAAGCAAATTATTACGCATGAATGAAACTATATCGAAAGCCGCCTGTTCGTTTATCTCACGAAGTAGCTTTACATACCTATTCCATTCACTCTGCGTTATAGTTGCCATTTGCTACGCTCTCTACAAGTGCCATTCCTCTTGAACGACCTTCCTGTGACTTGATACGTCTTATATCTGCTTTATCGAATCCTAACATTTCAAGGAATACGTCTGTTGAAGCGAATCCCTGTCTTGCTGATGCTATCTTGATAGCCGCATCCGCTGTGACCGCTACGCTAGGCATTGCCGGATTCTTAAAATGAGGAACAATCGCCCTCTGGTCTTCGGTAAGTTCGTCCAACGAGACATTATGAGTAATTGCCAAAGCCATCAAAGCAATGTTTTTGAGTGCCTTGGAATTGTTCATGTTAAGTTGCTGTGCTGTTGCTATAAGGGTCTGACTCTGTGCCAAAATAGCATCACTCGAAGTCGGGTTCGCATCGTTCACGACACCTGTGTCTGATACGGTCAAGCCTGTTGCCGCACTAAACTGTGTTGCAAGTATACGAAGCATTTCAACGTGAGGTGCTATCGTGCCCTGTTGCAACTGTCCGAAAGTAGGTTTTTCACCTGTTTCGGGGTTGGTGGTTGATGTGAGAAGGGAGCCAACATACTGTCTAAATTTATTATTTACAACAGCATCATATTGTTCATCAGTTACACCGAGTAAATATTTCTGCGGTGAGGTTGCAAACTCCAAACCTATCGAAGCATTAGCGACCGTTCTCACGAATCCTTGTATAAGTCTGCGGATGGGTTCCTTGATTCTCGACCTACCGAAAGGCTTGTCCGAGGTCGCATTCCAAATCATAGGCTCCATTAAAGGTCTGCCCATCTTATGCGGATGCTGTTCAGCTTCCCAACCTGTGTCCTTATAGGTAAGCACCCAAATTGAATCATCCGTGTAGTAGTTGATTAAGGTCGGTACCCAATTATGTTCGTTGTCGGGTGCCGTGTCGATTATTGCCATGCCATAAGCAATGCGGTTTAAGGCACCATTCCACTTTGCCGCCGCTGTTAAGGGCGAATGGAATCTGATTTTTACCCCTTCGTCAGAGTCCGACAATGTCGCAAAGTCGCATCCGAAGGTTAATTCATCACGGCAAGCCTTGATATATTCGTCAGAAAGAAAGTTCTTTCCAACAATCTCGTCTATCTCTTCGACTTCTTCGCCGTTAATACCGACAAACCCATCGAACATTGACCTTCCGGCAAGAACATCAACCGTCTTTGCACCCCAAGCACAACCAATTTCCAACTTTGAGAGTCCATCGGGCAAAGCTATTCCGAGATTGACTTCCGAAAGAGATATTTTCCCTTCGTAATACTTCTTTTTCTCGATATTCTTCATTCTGTGAGTGTTGAAAGTATCAACCAACTCACGAAATTTCGCCATTTCCTCTTCGGGAAAATTCTTAATTGTGCTTATTTCTATGTTGTGCATTTTTTACCTCAACCGATACGCATTGCACGGCTTGGGTCTCTTTTGGATGTCTTTGCTCCAAAGAGTGCCAAGGCACATGCTTCAATAGGTGTCGAATTTTCCCCACCAAAACCCCAACCGCCACTTATCGGACGTTTTATTGATGTGATTGCCGACTCTCTTAACGGTTCTTGTCCCGCATACCATGTCAAGGTCTGCTCATTAATCGAATCGGTTAAAATCCCAACAGAAGCAATCACGTCCTTAACGCTCGGACGTATTATGCTTCCTTTTATCTTCCATGTGTCGGCTATCTTATCAACAAGGACATCGACACCGTTTCGACCGTCTATGACTACGCAACAGGCTTTATTTGCCCTTGCGTTCAGCCAATCAGCTAACCACGTTATGCCGTGCCCTGTGGGTTTTGCATCTATAAGGGATATTCTTGCCTTGCCCTCTGTCGGAATCACCGCACCGCACAAACATACATAAGAACCATCTGCGGAGAATTTAACTCCGTAAGCTGTCTTACCTTCGGGTTTCGGTTCTTCAGACATACAGGCATCCCATTTCTTCGAATCGATGGCATAATCAATCTGTCGCACGTTCTCCGGCATAAATCCTAAATGCTCTCTTGCGAACGTGTCCTCGGACATCGTAGAAGCATCCTTTTCGAGTGCTTCAATCAATAACTGATACCCTAACGATGGATTTGTGTCATACCATCTATCTTTATCGTGGACATCCCCGATTTCTTTTGTACTCCACTCATTTAGGCAATCGCCCTTTTGGGGATTAGTCCTCATTCTGCGTATTGCTCTCGAGAATACAACACCTTTATTCTCTTCGCCCTTTGGTGGTGTCCCCATTAATATCGTTTGAGGACTCCCCGAAGGTGCCGCAGAATTTAACGGAGAAAGGGAAGCATCTTGTTCCTCGGTGTAGGCTTGTGCTTCATCTACTACAACCAGATCAAACGTGCCACCTCGACCCATATCAGAATTACTACCCCTTGTTCGGAACTCTATATGTCCACCATTCGTGAGGTCTAAAACCATCTGTCCGGCACTCACTGTATAATGGTCTACCAACGCATTTAATTCGGGATATTTTGCGTATGGGTCATTCTTCCTTGTTCCAAACTTCTTACGCAAACGGTCAAATGCTTTCTTTGCGGTCTGAAATTCTTGGGCGGTATGTAATATCTGTTCTCCTCGTTTGATTAGTCCCCATGTTTCCCTTGGGTCGGACACACCTGTCTTTCCGTTCTGTCTTGGAACTTCCAAAACACAAAACGAATTAACAAGTTTCCCGTCATCGTCCACGGCAAGCCAATCGTTCAAAATGCCTTCTTGCCACGGATGAGGTTTGAGGTCATAACACGAAGATAATTCAACAGCGAATTGACCTTCGGTCTTTTCATAATCGCACGAATAACGATAAGTCGGGGTCTGATTCCCTTTTCTACTCATTAGCCGCCTTGTTGAGTATTCTCAAAAGCGGTGTATCGTTAGAAGTCTGACCGTTAGCTTCCAACGATTTTAAGCGGTCAATGGCTTCAAACATTCCCGATACAAGCGGTTTAATATCTCTGCCGCTGTCTGTCATATCGAGAATCTTTGCATACTTCAGTATTGCGGCTCTTGTTGCTCCGACTTCGCCTTCCTGTCTGTATGCTTGTTCTACTGACTCGGGAGTCGAGTCTTTAGGTTGCTTATATTTCGGCATCCTTATACCTCCTAATCCTTGTGTTTACTGTCTACAAGTAAGACTATTTATTTTTGATCTGCACCCCCGTATTGAGGATTTCAACTTCGAGAGTGTAGGTGCTA